TGCCGTGAGCGTCACGCCGGTGTCGGCCTCGCTGCCCGGCGCGCCGGCCCATATCTGGAGCGTGGCGGAGGAGCCCTTCGACCAGGCGGAGGTTGTCTTGCAAAGGACGGCGTCGGAGTCGTCCGATCCGACATGCGGCGATCCGATCTTCTCCGACCGACCCCCGCGTCCGATGTTCTCGGCATCGCGCACGGCTCGCCCGACCCGGCCCCAAGATTCGCGGGATGCCCCGATGATTTTCCGCGTCATGCCGGGTCTCCGAACACGGTGCGGAAGGCGGCCTTCTTGTACGGGTCGAAATCAAGCGCGACGGGCGGCGTCCCCGGCGGGAGAGCAACACCGTTTGCCAGGGCGACTGGTTGCTTCACCGGCCGACCCTCGACCCCGAGGATGGCGGCCCGCTTCGTCCCGGTGCCGGTCGGCGTTCCGTCGGCTGCAACACGCTGGTTGAATCCCATGTCCCACGGCTTGCAGTGCCAGGTCTCTTCCTTGTACTCAAGCTCGTAGGTCACCTCCCAGTAACGGGCCGCTGTTTGCGTGGCCCCGGAACTGGTGATGATGACCTTCTTGGCAAAGTTGGAGACCGAACACTTCCAGGTGTCGGCCAGCCCGTAGGACGCGAACATCGGCCAAGTGTCGGAGTTGGTCCGGTTGATCACCGAGTTGATCTGTGCGTCGGCACCGGACAGAGAAGAGTAAGAGCGGACGAGCGTGTATCCTCGGTAACAGAGATCACGCTCCATCCCCTCGAGCGGGTCGCCCGCGCTGTTCATGATGACGTTGCCGTTTTGCTCTTTGTAGAACGGAACGGTGACATTCACACCGCGTCCCGACCAGACATCCATCGGCAACCCGTTCTCGGGGTTGATGTCGATGATCGGAACGAAGTATTGAACCGTGACCGCCCACAACAGCCCGGAGCCGTCGGCCGCCGAGTAGTTCCACTTCATCGCCTTGCAGGAAGTGAATGACGGGTGGGCCGTTCCGTAGGCCACACCAGGGGCCGTGAGGATCGCGGCCACGCTGGTTGTCGGTGGCGGTGCATCAACACGCACAAGCCACGTTTCCGACAGGTTGTGGGACTGCCGAAACTCGCCGTCTCCGGAAGCTTTGTTGGGCGTGTACTTGGTTGCGATGACGGCCATGATTTATCCCGCGAAGGACAGCTCCTCGATGTCGACGCCCATGTCCTCGGTGTTGTCGGCAATCCGCTCGGTGGCCCGAGCCGTCCGCTCGGCAGCGTCTTCCGTGTCGCCACGCATCAACCGGAACATCTCCGCGATGCCCTCTTTGGAACGGCTGTCGACGGCTTTTAGTTCCTGCTTTGCCACGGCCACACCAGCGGCAACGCCAGCGGCAATCGCGCCACCACCGCCGTTGGCACCGGCAATGGTGGTCTTGTTGGCAACGTCGAGTTGCCCAGCGGCAAGCCGGGCCTTTGCGAGAGCAATGTCGAGGCCAACAGACAGCGGGCCCGCACCACCGGAGCCGCCTTTGTTGGCCCCGAAGAGGTTTGCGAAGTTCTCGCCGGCCGCCATGAAGTTGGCGCGGCTGGCCTCCGCGAGGGAATAGGACATTTCTCGGGCCGTGTCTGAGATCACGCCAACGACCCGAAGGACGACGGCCGCGTTTCCGGTGAACACAGCCGCCAGACCCCGGCCAACCCCAGCCATGTACGAAGCCGCCCGGCCGATCAGGTCCGTGACGGTGCCCCACACGGCCCCGATGCTGCCGGCAAACTCCCAGACTGCGGACAGTCCAGAGATCATCGCATCGCCCACCCCGGCCATGTAGCGGGCCCCATCGATGATCCCCTCCCCGATCGCTTGGCCGATGTTGGCACCGCCGATCGAGCCGACGAAGTCCGTGAACGTGGTGGCGATTGAGGTAATCGAGGGGGCGAGGTAGGCGGTGATCTGCTTCACGATCCCGCCGATGGCCGCGGAGACCTTGGAGAATGAATCGTTCATGGCTTCGACATCGCGGCCCTGCGCCCCGGTGAGGGCCATTCCGAATCGCTGGGCCTCGTCGGTGGCCTCCTTGATTGATCCGGCACCGCCGGCAAACAGGGGAAGCAACTCGGCCCCGGACTTTCCGAACAGCTTCACCGCCGCCGCGGCCCGTTCCGCCTCGGTCGGGAGCGCCGCGATGGCATCGGTGATGGCTGAGAATCGCTCCGCGGAGGACTTCCCTTGGAGATCGGCGAGCGAGAGCCCGACGGCCGCGAATCCTGCCTTGGCAACGTCAGAGCCTTGGGCGGCCTTCACGAAGGCGATGTCGGCCTTGGTCGCGGCTTTTCCGATGACATCCATCGAGACCCCAGCCAGGTCGCCAGCGTGGGCGAGCCCGGCCAACTCCCCGTAGGTCATCCCGAGGCGGGCCGACATCTTGCTCGTCGAGTCGATCACCTCGGCCTGGGCCTGCCCGACGTTGACCAGGGAGCGGGCGTAGCTGATGGCGGTCGACGCCACGGACCCGAGCAACTGCGCCCCGGAGATCGCGTTCAGCAGCTGCATCCCGGAGCGGAGCCCGGCAACGTCCTTCTGAAGCCCCTTCAGCGACGAGCTCGCCTTCGACACCCCGGCCGTCAGACCGGCGCTTGAGGCGGTGAAGATAGCGGAGACTTTGCCGATTCCAGCCATGTCAGATTCCCTTCTCGTCCATCTGTTTCGCGAAGATCGGGATCTGCCGCAGGACGGCGATCATCTGCTCTGTGGTCTGAACCGGAGCCCGGTAGGAGGGGAGGAACTTCTCCTCGAAGTCGGGCTCCACCTTGACCCCTTGGGCCGCCGCCGTCACCGCCGCAAGCTTCCCGCTCCTGGCCCACTCATCACCGAACGGCTCGACGCGCCAGAAGGCCACCCACCACTTCAACTGTCGGAGGGTGATCCGCTTTGACAGCGTTTCGACATCCCACTCTCCGCAACCCAAAGCCAGCCGCCCGAGGAACAACGTCAGGGGCTGGCAGCGGATTTTTCCGCCTGGTCCTCGATCTCCTGGTCGTCGACCCGGAGGAGCTCGATCCCGGCCTTCCAGACCTCGAGGAGCCCGTCGGGCTTCCAGGCGGCCAGGGTCGGAACGTCGGCATCGGTGAAGAGCCGCTTCCCGGCTTCGTCGCACAAGAGCAGGCAGGCCACCTTCGCGCGCCACGGGGCCGGCTGGCCCTTGTTCGTTTCGCAGAAGATCGACCACTCGTCATAGGTCTGAGCGGTCGGATCCAGGAGGAAGACATCACCGCCCCACGCGGCGACATGGAGCCGCGTCGGGGGGGCTGTCTTGTTGGCGTCAAGGGCCAGGAGATCGTCTCGAGTCAGCATTCATCACCCCATGAACTGGAACTGGTACGAACCTTGGAGAAGTTCACCGGCAGAGCCGACGCGCTGGACGTTTGCCAATTGGGCTGGCCAGCTGGTCGACACTCCGCCGATGGTGAATGCCAGCGTGGCGGCGAGGCCGATGTCGGAGCGGGCAAACGGGGGATTCCCCCAGCACCGGAACGCGATCGAGCCCGGCTCGATCATGGTGATCTCGACTTGGCGGATCACCCGCGTGTTGCCGCCACTTCCGACGATCGTGGCCGTGGCCCCGGTGGTGTCGGTCGGTGAGGCTGCGGAGTAGCCCTCATCGAAGCCGATCAAGCCGCCGAGCGCGACACCGCCGAACGACACGGAGACGTTTTGGGCGGATGGGATGTCGGGCATGGACCCTCCCCCGATCAGCCCGTGATCTTGAAGCTGGCTGTTCCTCGGACATATTCACCGACAGCCCCGCCCTCTTCGACATCCGTGCAGAAGGCGTTGCCGGTGATGCCAAGGCCGGTGCAGGAGATCGCGTACTTCGTGCCCTTGGCCGGCGGATTCTTGCCCCAGTATTCGAGGCTGATTTCGTCGCCTTGCTTGAGGGGCTCGGCCTGAAACACACGCAGCGAGTCGGCGGCCTGGGAGCAGTCCGAAACCTCGACGAGCGGGCGAGACTCTTTCCGCTTGATGTTCGTGGCCCGGAACTCGATCGAGTTGAACGAGAACGTCAAACCTTGCATCGTGTCGATCGTGGCGGGCGCGACTGCCATGGGTCACTCTCTCCAGCGGATGAAGATTTGGAGCTCGATCACGAAGTAG